CGTTTCCATCGGCTCATAGCCTGGTTCAATGGCATTGACACGTTCTTCCGGGTACATGCCCGATTCACGCGCCCACGAAATCGACTTGTTCATGACTTCGATCACGAACCGGCCTTCTTGGATTTTGTACACGTCTGTAATATTCGGGTCCGGGAACACATACGCCGGGTTGCATACGTCGATCACCGGAAGGCCCATGCCGTCCAACTTGTCCGGGTCGAATAACACACGGAAAATCCCCGTGCCAAACTTCATCCGGCGACGTTCGTGAACGTCCAACTTGCGACGCATTTTGTTTTGTTCTTTCACAAATTCCAGTATGATCCGTGCCGTGTCCGCAAACGGAACGTCGCTCGGCGTGCGGCCTTTCGTTTGGATGGCGATGTTTTGTTCAATGAGGTATGCTACTTGTCCCTCAACATTTGGGTTGATCAGGTTTGTGTTTGAGGCCGGGTCAGTGTCCGATTCCGGTTCGTTTGCGTCGCCTTCCCAATACAAATCGATGGTTTCCCACTTCTCAAACAAGCCTCGGTTTTCTTTGTCCATCCACGCGGACCGGTACCAGTCTAACAACTTGTCCGCGAGCGCGATTTCCTCCTCGCTCATAATGTCCGTGCGCCGGTCTTTTTTGTCCCGATCGCTATTGGTAGTAAACACGTCTTCGTCAAGCAATACAGCCACGTTGTCACCTTCTTCCTAAGCAAAATAAAATGGCCTGTTTAGGCCATCACCTTCCGATTTCAACTTCATCCTTTGTTCCACCCTTCGCCTTCACCGGAGCATAAAGTCCAGTATCCTTCGTCTGATACTTCTCATACGCGATACGGTGCGTTTGGAGCGGTGAACGGAGGCTTGGTTTACTCCGCTTAACCAAAATCGTTTGCGCGTCTCTTACGTCATTTTTGCGCGTCTGCGACGGTTTCCGCGCAAGGTGGCACATCACGTAACCGATGATGATGCCGACGAGCAGCACACCCGCGAATATCACGGATTTTCACCGTCCTTTGCGTAGGTCGCCACGAATCCGCACGACTTACAGCGGTATTGATACATGCGAATGGGCTTGATACCGTATGCCTTAAAGTGACCGCAATCGTTGCGGGCGCGTTGGACATCATCCGATCCACACGCGATACATTTCATCATTTCGCCCTCCGAATCTCGTATTTTTTGTAGCCTAGGTCTTCCAACTCGGTTCCGACGAAAAAGCCGTCGGGTATCGTTCTCTTTGGATAGTGCTTTTTGAAACACAACCGTTTCAACGCTTGTGTCATGGCGTCCACTTGGTCGTCATTCGCTCCGTGCGGGAAGTTCGCGCATTCATCGATGAATTCTTCCACCCACAGGCGATTCCGGGGTAAATACACGTTTCCGGCTTCGATATACGGCGATACAGCCGATGCACGGGCAATCTTCGATTCGGTTGGTTTCACAGCGAGCATACCGCCGATTTTTCGCTGCAACATAGAGATAATCGCCGGGCCGTTTGCTTTGTCTTCGATAAGTTTCAATCGCGCGTTCGGCCATTTTTCGGTCATGTTTTCTATTGCTCTCATTGTTGCGGTAATATCCATACGGTCACGTATTTGATCGACGAGATAAATGTCCGCGCCAATCCGGCCCCACACTTGACCAACCACGTAGTCGCTGCCGTCGCTGTCTTTGAATGTACAGTCCCACGATTGCAGCATTTCGTCGAACTGCATTCTTCGCGGGTCCGTATCGTAGTACCGCCACCAATGGCGTTTTAGCATCGCGCCCTCTTGCGCGCTCGGGCGTTGTTGATACAAGGCGTTGAACACATACGAGCCGACGTCTTTTTTGATCTGTTCCAGACGCGTTAAATCGAATCCATATTCCGGCCAAAGCGGCTCGCCAGGTTTACGTCCTAAAGTGTCATTTTCCTCCGCAATCGCCGGGAAATTTATGACCGTCCAGCGTTCGCCCGTATGCGTGCCGTTTTCGATTTCTTCCCGCTCTTTCGCCAACAATCGCCCAACTAAATCATCCTCATGCCAGCGCGTCATAACGATGATGACACGACCGTCCGGGGTTAAGCGCGTGTAAAACGTAGAGAGATACCACTTCCAGATTTTTTCCCGTATGGCTTCGCTATGCGCTTCTTCTTCGTTTTTAACCGGGTCGTCGATGATACCGATTTTTGCGCCGCGCCCGGTTATCGGACCCCCAACACCGGCAGCGTTTAAACCGCCGCGATGGCCTTCGATTCCCCAGCTTTCCGCGCTCTTTCGGTCAGAATCCAGCACAACACCAAACACGTCAGCATGCTTTTCCAGCGTATCCCGCGCGATCCGGCTATGATCACGTGCCAAGTCGATCGAGTATGATGCGAGGATGATTTCGTCATCCGGGTTACGTCCCAAGTGCCAAGCCGGGAATTTTTTCGAAACACGCTCGGACTTTCCGTGGCGTGGCGGCATAGTCACAATCAGGCGTTTGATACGGCCTTCGCTAACAGCTTGCAAAGCCTGGTCCAACACGTCCAAATGCCGACCGTAAACGTCTTTATACTGGCTGTCGTAGTCGATGAAATAAGAAAAGTCCGCATACGCACGAGCACGCCTCACTTCATCCAGTGTCGGGAGTTTGCGCATGTCTGTATCACTCCCGCCGTTCTACGCAAGTATAAATTGGCTGCTGTATTGGTATCATGGTCTTTCCGGACGGAATGATGGTGGTGGTGTAGCCGATAAACTTCAATTCGCAGTCGGATTGTTCTTGCGATTCGCAACCAACAACAATACATAGCAAAACGAGGATGGCCGTTAGCACTAAAGCCTTTTTCATGCCTCCGAACATCCTTTCACGGCCGGCAAATAGATGATAGACGTTTTCTTTCTCCCGGCCTTGAACCGCTGCCAAACACTTTCCTTTTCCAACCGTTCAGCAGCTTCGCGGTCAAAAAGCAAAAATAAAAACGGCTTAACATCGCCGCATTGATAAAGATACGGATTGATGAAATAAGCTTCCGTTTCGCCGGACACCCATTTTCCAATTGCGTTTTTGCGGATCAAGGATTTTACCCATTTCCGCATATTCGAACGGTCCATGCCCGTTTGACGCGCCATTTCGTCGATGTTCATGTACTCGCCGCCAGGCGTCACAATGGCGTTCGTGTTCAATTGCAAATAATCAGCCAAAATACTAAGTATCCGTTCCTCGGTTGGCGTAAACACTTCTTTTCGTACCACGTGCCGCCACACCTCCGTCATTCTTTTTGTGAAACGCTCGGCCTTTACCGGCGTTATGATTTCCCCGTTACGCTCATAAATCTTTCGTACTGCCACATCGTCCCACCTCCTAACCCGGAAATGAGGTACGAGATACCTCAAAATGAGGTACGAGATACCTCAAAACAAAAACACCTTCCGCCCTTACGTATCAAGGGGTTTCGGCGTTTTTCACATTTGTCTAACTCTAACTCTATATATTCCTTATTCCTTCGAAGCGATTCTAGCTATCCTTCGAAGCATTTTCAGCTTTCAACAAGATCGATTCAAGCTGCTTCAACTCATCAGCACTCAACTTTTTCAAATCGACGCTATGCTGCACTTCAAACGGCCGGCCGTCTTTGTTGGCGATGTTTGCGTCAAGTTCTTGCTTTGGTGTGTACATGCTGGCCATCTCGAGCAGCATTTTGCGATCTTGATGACATTTCGGATTCTCAATCGCAAATTTGATCGTGGATTGCAAAACCTGGGCGATCCGATTTCGTACCGCTTCAAACTGCACTTTTCGGTAATACTCCACAAATTCGGGTTTCGCAAACATGTTGTAATATGCTCTGCGGCTGATACCGACGAGTTCACAAATTTCTGTTATGTTTTTTTCTCGATTCGCTGGATCGCACAATGCTTCGATCAACTTCAATTCGTTTTGTGTCGGCCGGTATTCGTGAAGTTTTTTCTCTTTCTCAGCCATATCGCTCACCCACTTTCACTATTCAAAAACCTTTCGAAATCCCACCTCATCCAACATGGAATTTCATGCGAATATTCGTGTAAAACTCTCGTTTGCTCGATAGAATGCAAATCAACGACGATATAATTATCATGTTCGCACTCGACATAAACAGTCGGACCATGTGGCTCGATTCTTTTTATTGGAGAGTCGAACATAATCCAATGTTGCGGAAACCAATCCCGATCAGGACCAAGATTTTCCCAAAGCAGTTTGTTTCCTTCCACTTGGATGTTCATTTTCCAAACCTCCGTTTTTATAACGTCCAGCCCCCACCCCTGGCCACTTTGGGACGTTTCACCCCATGCAAAAAGCCACCCGCATAGGTGGCTCTCGCATAACCTCACCCCCTCACGCGCCGCAAGAGGGTTCCGCAGTACATTTCGAAAGTTCCGGCTAATATCAGCATAGCACAGAAAAATCAAGATGTGGGTGTAGTTTTGGTGTATCCCTTTACAACTTGTAAAGGCCTGTGATATAATAAAACCAGAAAGGGGATGAACGGAATGTTGAAAACTTACGACGCGATCAAGCATTTCGGCGGGTTGAACGAGGTGGACGAGAAGAAAGTCCAAGCGATCATGGATTCCCTGCTCGCGAACGGCTGGAAAGGTGCGCCGCTCCTCTACGTCGAAGGGCACGGACTTGTGACGGGCAGCCACCGGCTAGAAGCGTTGAAACGGCTGGATCGTATGGCTGAGAAAGCCGATGACGAGTTGTTTAACCGCATTGATGCCATCCTCTCCGCCCCGATCGCGCTGGACGTGACGGGCATCGTCAACGACTACTGTGCGCGCAACGATTGTACGTTCGATGACATTGACTTTTCCGATTTGAGCGAAGTTTTTGAGGGAACGGAGGTTGAGCAATATGCCGACGAAATCGAAGAGTGGTGATGAATGGGTCGGCACCGGCATCTGGTCCGGTTGGCGGATTACCAGCGACCACGCCGCCAGTTCCCACGGCCAGCCGGTGCTCGTCTCCCCTGACGGCCGTGCATTCGGTCCCGGCGACATCGTTCCGGATAGGTACTACCACACCGAACTAGCCCGATTGCTCGGTACCAGCCGGCAGGCGCTGATGGACCGACGCAGACGCGGCACTGTACCGGAGCCGGACGGGTATGATGAGCGCGGTAGGCCGTACTGGAGATATGAGAGCATCCGGCACCTGTTGCGATAGTACGCCGGAATTGGAGCACAATTTATGCGTCTTCTATCCCAGTCATCGCCCCAATCCACAAGCGCACGAACACCGGACAACTCCGTGCGCTCGAAAGGTTGGAATCCGGGAAACTGATCCCGCCCCTCGGCGGTTACCAGGCGGTGGCGGATATTTTGGGGACAACTCGGCAGGCTGTTCTAGGCCGGTGGAAACGCATGCAGAAGCCGGCCAAGACAAAGCATCAGCGATCCGACTTTCCCCGTCCGTACACCGTCACGCCGAGCGGGCCGCTTTGGAATCTGGATGAGATTCACGAATACGCTAGTAAAAACAAGCTAGGCATTTATAAAATCGAAAACAACCCCGGCTAACTCGCCGGGGCTTTCTTCTTCAACTCCGCGCTCAGTTTCATGCTGATCTGTTTGATTCTGTCCAAGCTGTACCCTGTTTCCCGCGCAATCTGTTTCAGCGCCTTCCCCTCCACAAAGCGCATGTACGCGACTTTTCCTTTCAGCGAACGAAGATTCCGCATCTTATCTTCCATCTCCGTTTTGGTCTGGCGCATCTCTTTCAACATTTCATGCAGTTTCGCAATCTCGTTGTGAATCTTCCGTATGCGCTCATTGTACAGCCGATCTAGCGGAATGTGCGGAAAATGCGTAACCGGCTCGTCCGTGTACCGGGACACCAGCTTGTTTCGCGGGCCCTCCATACGCTGAATCCACATCAATTCACGTTCCAGTTCTTTGATCCTGATTTCGTACATTTCTATGTCTGATAGCAAATCGTGATACAATTGAATCGCCTTCATGTGTCCCCTACACCCCCGAAATGTGTTATAATGAGGGTGCGAAGGGTGTTCCATTTATTTCCCCCGGTCGGCCTCAGCGGGGGAGTTTTTTTTATCGTTGTGCCCACTTCACAAGCACGTCTCGGGCGCGTTGGCCGCAGTCGTCCAATATCGGAGCATCTTGATCGAGATAACTCGTCTTATACTCGTAATTCATCGTATCCGCATACCACCGCAAAACCTCGTCCTTCTCCGCTAACTCCCGGCGCAACTGCTCAATCTCATCCCCCTGCTCCACATTCCTATCCGCAAGCATCATGCTGATTTTGGCGCATTCTTCATGCTTTCGCTTCCACTTCTCAGCTTCGGCTTGTGCGGATTGAAGTTGTTCCCGCAGCTTCCGGTTTTCCGCTTCCAACTCGCACAACTCTGTTACATGCGCGTTATGTGCGGCGCGTTCTTCGGCGTATTCTCGTTCAAGGCGGTCGAGTTCATCCAGCATCACGCCAACCGCTTCAAAAACCGTGAATGGCGGAAAGGAGTCTCTTTTCCCATCGTGCCATTCCCGTATCTCCGCAATCGTATTTTCCCGATCACTCATGCCCGTCGTCCTCCTTCAACCGCTTATACTCCTGCTTATATTCCTCGATCTTATCCAGCGCCTTCATCGCCCGGCTGAATGTTCCTTGCGTCTCCCGCACATCGAACGCGCCGGAATCGATTTTTTCTATCAACGCTTGGAATGCGGATGCAAGACCTTCCGCGAATCCATAGCGACCAATGACATGGAACTGTTTATAGTATTCTATCTGTTCCCTCACCCACTCCAGCAACTTCCCCCGATCAATCGCGCTCATCGGTTGCGGCCTCCTTCACTTCTTGATATCAATGCGAATCACGTTATCCCCGACAGCGTACACAACCACATTTTGGTCTTTGAGGTCGATACGTTTCCCGATTCCCGCTTGAATTGCCTCAACAGCTTTGGCGATTTTTTCCCAATTCACTCCCCTTCTCCCCCTTCCAGCGCAAGCAGGGCGGCTTTGCATATGGCTTCGGGAGCCGTTTTTCCTGTCGCTTCTGGCCATCCATAACCATCGAACCCCCACATAACAGACCAACCATCTTCTATTTTTGCAAGCTGATATTGCGGCCACTGTTCGAACATCTTCTCCACCACTTCCCATGCGGCGGATATGTCTTCGCTCGGGTTGAATGGTCTATAAATCAGCCCACCTTCATCCCGCTCATCAGCGATATACCATCCTTCGTCTTCGACCCACCACGCGGCGGGAAAAGGCTCTTGGCTGAATAAGTCAACACTTTCTACAATGGGAATAT